CAGAAGTTAACAAACGTGATGGTAAGTATGTCGAAGGTGCAGAGCCAGGAATGATTTACAATTCTGTCTCTGGAGATTTGTACGACGGTGTCAAAGGCATAGATGTAATTCCGTGCTTTTACAAACTCGAATACATCGAATGGAAAGACAGAGGAGAAGGACCAGGTGCACCAGTTGCAATCTACGACTCCTCTTCTGACATCATGTCCAAAACAAAACCAGATGCAAACTACAAAGATAGATTACCGAATGGTAATTATATTGAAAAGACTGCATCACATTTTGTAATCATAACTGGTGACAGTCCTTCGACTGCATTGATAGCTATGAAATCTACTCAATTAAAAATTAGTAGGAAATGGAATTCAATGATGTCGGGAATAAAACTAAAAGGTAAGAACGGTTTATATACACCGGCATCTTTTAGCCACATTTACAAACTAAAGACTACCCAAATGTCTAATGATAAAGGCACATGGTTTGGTTGGGAAGTTAGTAAAGTTGGCCCTATCTCTGACGCAAGTATCTATCAGCAAGCTAAATCGTTTTCTGAAAGCATCTCAAAGGGTGCTGTGAAAGCAAAGCATGGTGAAGAAAAACCTGCGGAAGGTAACAGCATTATATAATTCTCTAAGAGAATAAGTGCACAGTGTGGGCCAGGAGGGAGACTGAGTGGCCCACATTAAGGTAATTTATGGATGAAAAGTATATAAAGTTTTTTGAAGGTTATAGGTATGCTTACGGTGTAGCAGACATGTCTACACTAAAGATTGACCCAGAAAGCAGAAAGCAAAAGCCGATATACAGATGGAACGACCAAGAACTTACAGATAAAGTTTACAAGAATCATTTAGAGGGAACACAATCAATAGGTGTTCAACCATGCAATGAAGATGCAGAAGCAAGATTTGGGGTTATTGATGTAGACCCTAATAATTATGAAGACTTTGACAAAAAATTTTTTATTGATTTAATTCAAACATATAAGCTACCACTAATACCGGTCTTATCTAAAAGCGGTGGACTCCACTTGTTTATTTTTATGGATAAGTTTGTATCGGCAGCTTTAATAAAATCTTTTTTAAGTAATCTACTTCCAATATTTAAATTAAAACCAGACTGTGAAATATTTCCAAAACAAACACAATTAACAAAAGATAATGAAACGGGTAAACTAAATAAGGGTAACTTTATTAACCTGCCATATTTTAAAAAATCAGAACGAGTCGCTATTAATATAGATGGTACACCTTTTACATTTGAACAGTTTATTAAAGTAATAGAAAATAATACAGTCAATGAAAAAGATTTAAAAATAATAACTGATTCTATTGAACAGCAAGACATGGAAGGTGTAGATGAAGAGTTTGCAGAAGGTCCTCCTTGTTTAGCACACCTATCTAAAATAATGAAAGACCCAAAGTTTGATGGTAAAGATAGGTTTATGTATAACTATCATGTCATGGTGAAGATGAAATATCCAGACTCATGGCAACAAAAAGTTATGAATGCTCCAGTAAAATATTTTATAGGTGAACATGCAAATGCGTGGGACAAACAAACATTAAATCAAAAAGTTAGATCGTGGTCAAAACAATTCAAAGGATATACCTGCACACAAAGTCCCATTAGTGAACATTGTAAAAAAGGTATATGTGTTAAAAAAAGATTTGGAATATTGGCAGGTTCAAAAGGCAACTATCCTGTTCTTACTAATTTAAAAAAAATAGACCTAGATCCAGAACCAGAGTACGAATTTGATGTAACAAAACCAGATGGTATTAGTACAGCTACCGTGCATTGTAGATCAATAGAACATTTAAATGATCAACGTAAACGTAGGAATGCAATTGCAAAAGCTGCAGGATTCCCACCCCCTATTATAAAAGGCGACGAAGATCAAACAGTATTAGAAACACTATTTAAAACACAGAAGTTGGTGCATCCACCAATAGGCACATCACCAAAAGAAAAATTACACGATGTATTACATGCAAAAATAAATGGGCCAAAAGCTATGAATGATGCAAGTTTTAAATCAGGAACAGTCTTGATTGAAGACGGCTATGCCTATTTTAAATTTGATAAATTTTATGACAAGCTACGATCAAAGAACTGGAAATATAGTGAAGATAAGACAGGTGTCATGATGAAAGTTAATTATAAACAATGTGACATACAATTTTTAGAACAGAAAAGATATCCAACAAAAGAAAAAGGTAAATACAATACACCTACAAAAAATATTGTGATGATTGACATAAATGAATTTAAAGACGTGGTTATTAATCATACTAAAATAAAACATAACACGGAGATAATGTAATGCGAGACGACTTGATGGTGCAACAACAGATAGAGGGGGAGTGGCAACATATGGTGGCCGTAATCTGTCTTAATCAGACAGGGCGAAAGAAAGTAAAAAAAGTATTACCAGAATTTTTTGATAAGTTTCCAAACGCGTGGAAACTATTGTTATCAGACACAGATACCATAGCAGAAATGTTAAAAGATCTCGGCATGAAGAATGTCAGGGCTAACAGAATATGGAGAATGTCCTGTGATTTTATAGACTGGGACGGCAAGGATGCAACAGAACTATTTGGTATCGGTAAATATGGCAGCGACAGCTACAGAATATTCTACAAGAATGAGATACCTGATAATGTTCAAGACAAAGAATTAAAAAGATATATACGGGAGGAAATGTGATTAGAAAAATACTAGGTCCACCAGGCACAGGTAAGACAACCAAACTAATCAAGTATGTAAAAACATTTGTTAAACTTGGCACACCCATTGACAAGATTGGATATTTTGCATTCACAACAAAAGCTGCAAACGAAGCAGTAGAAAGAATGTTGGATGCCTATCCTAAATTACAAAAGAAAAATTTAAAACATTTTAGAACACTACACTCATTAGCGTTTAATCAATTAGGTATAAAAAAAGCACAAGTGATGCAAGATGAACATTACGAAGACATAGGTAGAAAATTAGGAATAGAGGTTACAGTTTATTCTAATGGAGAAGAGAAGACAGGATTTGTGGATTCTGATAGTGAATATTTTAATATAATAAATGCAGCAAGAATTAAGAATGTGTCGATTGAAGATGAATATAATACAGATATGTATTCAGAAGACATAGACAAACATCAATTACAAATTTTAAAAGATGAGGTAGATAATTATAAACAAGCATATGGCCTGGTAGATTTTACAGATATGATCGAAAGATTTAATGTGGCTAAATTGTGTCCAAAATATGATGTAATATTTGTTGATGAGGCACAAGATTTATCACCGATACAGTGGAAAATGTACGATATACTTAAGAAAAATTCTAAATATGTTATACTAGCAGGTGATGATGATCAAGCCATTTATGGCTGGGCTGGTGCAGATGTTAAGAGGTTTCAAGACGAGCCAGCTAAAGACATAATCTTGCCACAATCTTACAGGGTGCCTCAACAGGTACAACACATAGCAGATAAAATACTGAGTCGAATACCAGATGACAGAAGAATTAAAAAAGAATGGGCGCCGCGTCCGGAACCAGGGACCACAAATCATATAACTTCTATTGAAGATGCACCTTTGCATGAAGGTGATTGGTTAATACTTGCACGAACAAATGATAAATTAATTAAACTAAAGTCTACTTTAAAAGATCTAGCTATTTATTTTGAAATAAAAGGTAGAAAAAGTTATAGAACAAGATTGTATAAATCAATACAAGACTTCACTCGTTGGACCAACGGAGACAAGTTATCTTTGTCTGAGTGTAGAGACTTATTTGAATTTTTAGAAGAGGAGTCACCAACAGAAGAAAGAATGTATGATTTATTTGAGTGGGGTTACTCTAGAACTCAACGGTGGTTTGATGTATTTAAAGCAGATCCAGAAGAAAGTTTATACATAAGAGAAATGTTACGTTTAGGCGAGGAATTATCCAAGCCTGCAAGAGTGAAACTATCTACAATACACGCAGCAAAAGGTGGTGAGGCAGAAAATGTTTTATTAATTTTAGACAACACTAAAAAAATAAGAGATGCAATAGAGAAAAGTCAAGACAAATACGATGAGGAGCAAAGAGTTTGGTATGTAGGCGTTACGCGTACAAAACAAAACTTATATGTACTAACAGCAAAACAGGAGGATAAAGGTTATGACATCGAAAGTTTGGGATAAGCAGCACGGCGGGAATCACTATCAAAAGTATAAAATTCAACCCAGTAAGTTTGTAGTGGAGAATGAATTGCTATATCCAGAAGGTTGTGCTATAAAATATATTATTAGACACCGTGATAAGAATGGAAAGGAAGATTTATTGAAAGCAATACATTTTATAGAAATGATTATTGAGAGGGACTACAATGAAAATTCCTAAGTTCGAAGCACAGACTGAGTGGGTAAAACCTACTGAGTTTCCAGACCTACGTAATGTAGATGAGATTGCAATAGATTTAGAAACAAAAGATCCAGACTTATTAAAGAAAGGGTCCGGCTCTGTAATTGGTAATGGTGAAGTTATAGGTATCGCTGTTGCTACAAATTTTTACAAAGGATATTTTCCCATAGCACACGAGGGTGGTGGTAACATGGACAAACAAAGAGTTCTGTTATGGCTCAAAGATATTCTAGAGGCACCCTCTACAAAAATATTTCATAATGCAATTTACGACGTATGCTGGTTACGAGCAATGGGTTTCAAAATAAATGGTAGTATTGCATGTACAATGATTGCATCAGCGTTGACCGATGAGAACAGATTTCGTTATGATCTTAATAGTTTATCATGGAATTATCTTGGCTATGGTAAGAACGAAGCTGCACTTGCAGAGGCTGCAGAGTCTTGGGGTATAGATCCAAAATCAGAAATGTACAAACTACCTGCGATGCATGTTGGTGCATATGCAGAACGTGATGCTGAGGTTACGTTTGGTTTATGGCAAGAGATGAAAAAAGAAATTATTAGCCAAGACTTAGAAGATATATTTGATTTAGAATCTGATTTGTTTCACTGCCTGGTGGACATGAGATTCAAAGGTGTGCGTGTAGATATTGAGAAAGCACATCAAATGAAAAAAGAACTAACTTATCATGAAAGATTTTTATTACACAAAATAAAAGGTGAAACAAATATTGATACACAGATCTGGGCAGCTAGATCTATTGCAAATGTATTTGATGTATTAAGATTAGAATATCCACGCACAGATAA